AGGCGGCTGCACGATGACGCACTCGATCTCAGTGGCGCCGTCAAAGGCCCACTTCAACTCCTCGGTGCGCATGGCAGCCGCAGCATAAAACATCAACTGCGCGTTCTCCTCGGCGTCAACAATCACACCGTCGCCGAACTTCCAATCAAGGACCAAAGCCCTGTCGCCAATGCGACCCACAAGATCAGTGCTACCAAAGACGCCAGGCAGCAGGTCACCAAAACCCACTCGCGTCTCCACCTCGTATACCAAGTCACCGTTGGGATCGACTTGGTCGAGCGCGTCCAAGGCAACTGCAATCTTTTCAGCATACAACTCCTCCGTCAGGGTGATGTCTTTGTACTTGTACTGGCCGACGATGATTGACCTGTCGGACAGGATTTCGCTGATGGCGTCATGCAGCATGGTGCCCTTGTCGGCGTAAACGCTGCTGGGCTGCGGCGGCATCTTCCTTACTAGGGCCACCGACCCAGGGCAAGCGATGACGCGCTTGGCGGTCGAGCCGCCGACAATGCTTGAGTGTTGCACTGAACTCTCCTTTAGTTGTTGAGCCTCCATCCTAGCACAGAAAAAATAGTTGCACAAAAGTTTTTGACTGGCTATGATGGGCGCCCGATCAATCAACTGGAGTACAGATATGTCTTTCACAATCAACACCCGCGACAACGACCGTGTGTTTGCAGAGGATTTCGGCGAAGACGCCGTTTGGCTGTCGCTGGCAACACGCAGCGGATCTATGTTCACCGTCATGACCAAAGAGCAGGCCAAAGAACTGATTGACGCGCTGCAACAGGTGATCGCATGAAAGACACACCCGCATTTCCTCACACCATTGAGCATCTGCACGCGCCGCAAACCACCGGCATGACCTTGCGAGACTACTTTGCGGCCAAGGCGATGCAAGGTTTGATGAATGAACAAACTTACGGCGCAAGCTCTTGGCATTTAGATGCAAAAGCTGCCTACGAAATAGCAGACGCCATGCTGAAAGCGAGGGAGCAATGACCAACTGCCAACACCAATGGCTTGCCGTCACCGGCCAACCGATCTACAAATGCGCCCACTGCGGCTATTTTTTGAGGATTGAGAAATGACTGACAGACAACTTCTCCAGCAGGCGCTGGATGCGCTGAAAACGTGTGAGTATAGGCCGAACGAATTTGGCGGCGAGTATCGTGACTACGACGAGGACGAGGTAGACGAAGCCATCGCCGCCCTGACCGAAAGGCTGGCGCACTGTGACCGCTGCGGCAAGCGTCTTGGCGGGGAGGGTGACATACACACTTGCACACCAAAGCCAGAGCAGGAGCCTCGGTGCGCGGTAATCGTGGAGGTGTTTGGAAAAGACTGGCGGCTTGACTACATGTCGCTTCCCGTTGGAAAGCACAGGCTCTACACGCAGGAATATGTTTACACCACCCCACCCGCCGCACAGCCTTTAGGCTATGCACATTGGGAAGAACGCATCAAAGATTTGATGAAGCAAGTTGGTATGCCCAACAGCGTAAGTCTTGCAGGGGCAATGAACCAGCTTGTCAATGAAATGATGCAAGCCACCCCACCCGCAGCACAGCCAACTATGTTTGGCCCGATGGGCACGGTGGGCGCTTTGTTTGACAAGCATGTGATCGGCAGGCTAGACAAGAACTGGCGGGTCTACGTGGAGAAGAACACATGACCCGCGACGACATCACCCGCATTGCCCGTGAGGCTGGGTTTGTAGGCTTTGATGGGGACAACGGGTCACTGAGACGCTTCGCCGCCCTTGTTGCCGCTGCCGAGCGCAACAAGCTGGCTTCATGGATGATGGCGCAGGGCTACGCCACCGGCCACGGTGACACGATGGAGGGTTTGCTTGAGGAACTTGAGCGTGAGATTGGCTTCGACAAGGCCGAGCTTTGGATCAAGCGCATCAATGAAGCCGTGCTTGCCGAGCGTGAGGCGTGTGCCGCCAAAGCAGAACAGGTTGGTCAGTATAAAAACCATATTGGAATTGCTGCTGCCATCCGAGCAAGAACATGAAAGAGTCCACCATCGAGAAGCACCTCGTCACGCAGGTCAAGGCGCTTGGCGGCATGGCGTACAAGTTCACCAGCCCCGCGCACCGAGGCGTGGCCGACCGCGTGGTGTGCCTGCCCGACGGCCAGACATGGTTCGTGGAACTCAAGGCGCCAGGCGGTCGGCTGTCTGAGCTACAAAAAATATTTGCAGAGGACATGGCGCGGATGAACCAAAACTACGCCTGCCTGTGGAACAAGGAACAAGTTGATGCTTTCATTACGTCCCTATCAAGACGATGCCGCTGATTTCCTGTACGAGAACGACCGCGCCATGATCTTGGCGCCAGTCGGCGCGGGCAAGACAGCCATCACGCTGACAGCCATGTACGACATGCTGTACGAGGGCCACGTCAAGCGCTTCCTCGTCATCGCCCCTCTGCGTGTCGCCACCAGCGTCTGGCCGGTAGAGCAGCCCAAGTGGGCGCCGTTCATGAGCATGTCCGTCTGCGTTGGCACGCCGCGTGAGCGTCTGATGGCCTACGCAGCCGACACCCAAGTCATGGTGACCAACTACGACAACTTGCAATGGCTGTCAGAACTGAACCTCGACATCTTTGACGGCGTGGTGTTTGACGAACTCACGCGCCTGAAGAACCCGTCTGGAGCCCGGTTTAAAGCACTCGCAAAGGTGCTCAAGTGCCCGATCCGCTGGGGGCTAACAGGCTCGTTCACCAGCAACGGACTGGAGGACGTGTTCGGTCAGTGCAAGATCGTTGACCAGAAGCTGCTGGGCCGCAGCAAGGGTGCGTTCCAGCAACAGTACTTCTACCTCGTCAACCGCGAGCACAACGACTGGGCGCCGCGCCCTGGTGCGCTGGAGTTGGTCATGGAGCGGATCAAACCTGCCACGTTCGTGCTGGAGCCAGGCGAGTACAAGGACAAGCTGCCGCCGCTGCACACGGTCGAGGTGCGGATGGATCTGCCCGACCGCAAGCCCTACGAGGACATGAAGAAGGACTTTGTGGCGCGTTTTCCCGACGCAACTGCGGTGGCAGTCAACGCCGCCGTGGTGACGCAAAAGCTCTCGCAGATGGCCGCAGGGTTTGTATATACGCCAGAGCCGGTCTGGTTCAGCCGCCACAAGTTTGACCGGCTGGACGAGCTGCTGGCCGAGAACCAGCAGGCCAATACGATTGTTTTCTACAACTTCATCGAGGAACTACATGAACTACAGCGACGCTTCCCTCACGCACGAACGGTTGACAGCATTGATGACTGGAACGCCGGACGAGTACGCCTTCTATGCCTGCACCCCAAGTCAGCCGGTCACGGACTCAACCTCCAGCACGGAGGCCACCACATCGTCTGGCTTAGTCTGCCCTGGTCGCTCGAACTGTTCGAGCAGGCCAACGGACGCCTGCACCGATCAGGGCAACTGCACGCCGTCTGGTGCTACGTGATGCTGACCAACCAGACGGTGGACGAGAAGATATGGGACGCGCTGCACAACAAGCGGGCGATCAGTGACATTGCAATGGAGAGTCTGAAATGAGCTACATCATCGCGGCGTTGCCGCCCCTGAAGTGCTTCGTGCGCCGGGAGTACCTGTACAACTTCACCAAGGGCCACGGCGAGCTAGAGCCCGCCATCTGGGTGAGCATCAAGGCGCTGCGCGGCCAGGTGTTCCGCATCGAGTCGCTGCTGCCCAACTACGGCGCGCTGTACGACAAGCTGCCGATCAGCGCCTACGTCTGGAAAGAAGACCACGGCGACCTGCCCATTGACACGCTGCAACTGTGGGACTGCATGGGCTACCGCTTTACCGTGTGCGAGAAGATCGGCCTGCGTAACTTGGGTGTGAAGTTCTTGGGCAAGGACAAGCAGTGGAACCACGGGCGCTACTTGTTCACTGTGGACTTCTGCGCTGACGGCCAAGACCTTGACACGGGTTTTGCCGAGCAGGCCGAAGAGCACAAGTCGTTTAACTTCATCCAGTTGGAGAACGGCCAGTTCGCCACGCAGCCCAACAACCGCTGCCTTTGGTACGACCAATCGCTGATTCCTACCGAAGTCAAGTTTCCTGACTTCCAAGCAGCCAAGACCTTTTGGACTGTTGATGGTACGCGCAAGTGGTCTGCTGGCGACGACTGGTTCTACAACATCGAGGAGAAGACGTGAACACCACCAAAGAGAAAATACGCGCCGTCAAGTCGCAGATCAAGATTGCTGGAAAGCAGTACAACCAAGCCAAACGAGCGCTAGAGCGACTCGTCAAGACCCTAGACCAACTGGAGAAGAAAAATGAACTGGCGCAAGCTAAACAAAGAGCTAAATCTGTACAGTGAGGAGCAGGTCTTGCGGATGCTAACTGAGGAGCGCTTCGGCGCCCGACGTGTGACGTTCTTGGAGCGCTTGCACCAGCGCTACACCATGCTGCGCGCATCACGCGAGCGAGTTGAACTTATGAAGGAAGCTGTTAAATGAAAGCCCGTATCCTAGACCCCAACTTCAAGTACGTGTCTGCAGCAGAGACAAACATTCAAGCGACATGGCGAAAATTTGGCTGGAGGCCACTTAATGAAATGCCCGATATGCGGAGTTTGGACAACAGTAAGATTGACCAAGCAAACGGACGAGTTTGTCCAGAGATCAAGGACGTGCGGCAATGACCACAGGTTCACCACAGAGGAACGATGTGTCCCGACAAAGTCTCACGGCGGGGCCAGACTTTGCAACCTGGCAGCAAGAGAACCTAGCCAAGTTCGCGGCAGAGGCGTACAACGAGATTCTGCACCTACAGCAAGACCTCAAGACGGCGATTGAGGCTTACAGAGCCTTGTTACGCCGTTAGAGTCTTGGACTCGGCCTCTACCGAGCCCAGCCTGCGCATCCAGCCTTTGCCGAAGGTGGCAAAGGTGGACAGGCTTTTGTAGTGAGCCTCGCGCAAAGCGCAGAACTCGTCAATCACTTCATCGGCTGGCTTGGCTGTCACGGCACTTATTGTCTTGGGGCCGATCTGCCCATCGGCAGTCACTCCAACCGCTTGCTGTAGAAATTTACTAGCGCGACCAACGCCAGCATTGACAGCAGCATCGAACACGCACAGATCAACCCCGCTAGGAAGATCGTCCCCGCGCACAGCGTCCCAGTAGCGCGTCTTGTAGAGAGGGCCAACCATCTCAGGGGTGAGGGCGCGCATGTCGGCCTCAGTGGCAGGCTTGCCAGTCCATTCTTCCCAGACACGTTTGGTCACTCCCAAGTTGGTCATGCCGCCTGGGTCAGACGGATGGTTGACATAGCCACCCTCGTACTTGAGGATGTGCAGAAGCGCTTCGTCCCAGTTGTGTTTCATTTTGTGGCCCTAGAGAGCAGATCAGTCTTGGCCTGAGAACCAGCAGACGATCCGAAGTAGTAGGCAATGATGCCCGTCCACGCCGTTCCAAGACTGCCCAGCATCATCAGGATGGCGGGGTTGCTGCTGTCGATCTGGTTGAAGAACATCATCACCATGATGCCGAAGAAGCCCAGCGTGAC